GCCGTTACAGTCAAACGAATGTCGGCTGTTCCAGTGTCCTGCCAAGCCAATGCAGCACCCGCCTGTGTTGTCGGGTACTTGCGTCCTGCACTTGTTCCACTTGCAAAAGTGTTCAGAATAGTAGCTGCGCCACCTACAGTGTCACCGATACTAAGGTTAGTTGTACCACTTGCTGCGGTAATAACGTCTATCACGCAGTCAATAATCTGTGAGTTTGCAGGGATAACAACATCTGTTACTTGCGCGGCAAGTGCGCCACCAGAAAGGTCTGCTGAAAAAGTCTGAGCCATAACAACTTGACCAACATTTGAAATGTTTGAACCAAGAGTTGTGCCTGTTGTATTCTTAATGGTTCCGGCCTTAATTGGACCAGAGAAAGTAGTGTTCGCCATGAGTTACTCCTGTCGTGGCTAGTGTCAGCCACAGGGTGCGGCTGTCAGGGATAATAACAGTATACAATAAAAAAGGGCGGGTGAATACCCGCCCTTTAAAACTTGTGTAACTAACTTTACGCTGCGCCCGGTGAACCGAATACTGCGCGTGGGTCAGAGAAACCGAAGCTGTAACGCTCACGAGCTTTGAAACGCATGTTGCCAGTATCGAAATCTGGGTCCATGTTTGTTGACAAAGCCATACGCTCAAAGTGCTTGAAGCCATTTGGAGCGTCAGTCTTGATGAAGAATGCATCTGTGTCAGTCAGGTAGTCGTTGACTACATAACCTTCAGGAAGCATGCCCATTGACTTAAGCGCGTTCACATCGTTGTCTGCTGTTCCAACACGAAGGTTAGAAACAAGCAGGCGTTCTGCAACGAACTGAAGCTGACGAGGTACGATTAGCTTCATGCCCTTAAGAGCAATTACTAGACCGCGTTCATCAGTGAACCCTGCAATGTTGATTAGAGCGTCTTCAAGTGAAGTTTCGTTCAAATCTGCTGCAGTTGATGGTTCGTTAGCAAACGCGCCACCGTTAGTTAGTGGGTGGTCTGTAGCACAGAGCGCCACACCGTCACCGCCTGCGAAGGCAGCAGCAGTAAAGGCGTTGTTCAGAATTGACGCTGCTTTTACCTGCTTTGTGTGAGCCATTGAACGAGCAAGTGCGCGAGTATAGCGTGATGCTAGACGGTCGTACAGATTGTCTTCAATTGCTTCTTCTGTGATTGAGAAGGCCATCGCCACTGTCTCGTGGTTGTAACGAGCAGTGTAAGCTTCTTGTGCATCATCAAATGATACGCCAGTACCTTCCTGTTTAACAGGAGCAGCACCAAAGCCTGATAACATTACTTCTTCCTCAAACGACCGATCTGATGATTCGGTGTCAAAGATCTCAGCATGCTGACCTTCGTAACGGTTGTATTCCATGCCAAAGAGGGCGTTGAGACCCGGCTCTAGTTCTTTGGCGAGTTGTGCGCGAGAAATAGCCATTATCTAACTCCCTATGAAATCGCTGCTTCAGAATCAGCCTGAAGCAATGCGTGGTTGTTAATCATTACAATCACAGGAAGACCGGCTGCTGCGTAATCTTCGTTGTCAACATCTGTCTGGATGCCAACAATCTTCAAAGGAAGAGAGGCATTAGAAGAATCAAGTGTTGCAACGTCCATCTTTGCAGAAGAGTTACCTGTAGTTGTGCTACCTGAAGCGCCGCTATCGAGTTGTGTGTTCTCGAAGATTGCCGCACGAGCAGTTGCTATGTTTGTGAAAGTTGCGTCTGTCGCAATCACAAAACGCTGCATCGGGTTGTCATACACAAGTCCGATAATATCGAAGTTTGTGTCTGCACCTGATCCAGGCCAGTAATTAGAAAAGACTTTCTTTCCTGTTTCTGATGAAACATATTCACATCCAGCAAATACACCAACAAAAGCTACAGTGTCTCCAGTTGCAGAGCCAATGGCGATTTCGCCACCGTTCACGCATTTAACCGGAGAACCCTGAAAGATCGCTGATGCATTACTAGCAATGAAATATGCATTAGTACCCTGAGTAGCAGGAGTGCTACCAGCGGTATTAATCGGCTTGAGGCCGAAGGCAACATTTGAGTTTGCCATTGCTTACTCCTTGTAAGTTATGGAGGCTATTCTTTGCCTCCGAATGATACACGACTTTTCCTATCGTTATGGATAGGCATTGAAGGATGTTGTTCCCTCATTAGGTTCTGATCAACGGCATCCATTTGTGTGCGGGTCTGCTCCCGGTAGTATTCAGTTCGTTCTTGGACCGTCTCTTCTGGGATTCGCGCAAGCATTAATCCGCCTACACCAATAGTACCAGCATTTGAACCTTCCTGAATAGTTGGATATTGTCCAGCTAACTCAGGATATTCATCCGCCCGTACAGGCTCCCAACCTTCCCGCAGTTTTGATGTCACATTCATTGAATCGTCTTCCCCCCGAATAGAGGTTCTTATCCAACGGTGCTTGAAGCCTGCGGGAGCTTCTGGTGCCTCCAACTTTGAAGGCGGTGCCCAAGACTTGCGTCTTGTGGACTTTGCACGGGTTTCTGAGTCCCGTGAAACTCTTTTTGTAGAATCAGTCATGTCTTACTCCTTTACATATTTTGCGTATTCTTCAAGCGGAACATTCAGCCGCTTGGCGATTGCAATCTGCGAAGGGGTCAGCTTCACTGTTCTGCGCCCCTTTGGTGACTTCGACCGTGAGGCCGTGGACTCAGCAGAGGCGACTCTGGGTCCAGTATCTTTGCGTGTCGCGTTCCCAAACTTTTGTGGAAACTCGCTACGCATACGATTGTCAAGCTCATTATAGTACTCATCGGACTGCGGGTCAAACCCTTCTTCCTCAATTAAAGTACGATGAACACCGAACGCCGCATAAGTCATAGTCTGGTCAGTGCCAAACCAATCATTCTTTGACGCCCAATCTTCAGCTTTTGGGTCTGGTTGTGCGGGGGCAGGCTGTTGTGGAGCCGCCCTTGGTGCTTCAACCGGAACCTCTCTGGCTTGCGCTCTCTGTTCTTGAGTACGCTTCGCCTGCTCAAGCTGTGCTTGGTCTAGAGCCAGCTTACTAAGATTCTTCTGAGCTTCAAACATAGCTTCAGAGTCGCCTTCATCATAAGCTTTCTGATAAGATTGCTTCGCCGCCTCTATCTGAGAATCAACACGAGTGCCGAACTCACCTACATAAGACTGGTCTAGCGCATCAAGCCGTGCTTTAAGCTCATCGTTCTGCTTCTTAACTGACTCCGCGAACTCAACAGCCGCTACTCTTTGGGCTTCTTCGTCACGATACTTTTTGGTAATCTTGCTAATACGTTGCTGAACACCTTTGGAGTAAGCCTCAATTTCGTCTTCGTTTTTTACTTCGACGGCTTCATCCGTGACTTCATCTGTATCAACAGTGTTATCAAGGGCCTCAAGTTCAATCTCTTGTCCCTCATCTTCTGCTACTTCAACTTGTTTTTCTTCTGCGTCAGGTAACATCTTTATGCTCCATACGTTTTGATATCGTCGGGGTCAACGATTGTTGCAATGACTTCATCATCATTGATGATTCTAACTTCGCCGCCTTCGATCTGGAATCGAGAGCCGGCGTATCTTCCAATACATACCCAATCGCCCTCTTCACACCAAGCTTCGCCACCGAACTTATCGTTATCTTGGTAAGCTAAAGGGCCTACCTTGAGCACATAAGCTACAACGGTTGCGCGAGATTCGCGTTCTCTGGATTCATCGGGTACATATATACCCCCATCAGTCTTTTCCTTACCCATATAAGGCATGACAAGAACTCGCCATCCTGTGGGTTGTGGTACTCGTTCTGAAAGGGATTTTTCTTTTGCGGCTTCTTCAGCCTTTTCTTTAGCAGCGCGTTGCGCGAGGACGTATTCAGGTACTATCAGTGCCATCGATATACTTAGCCTTTTCGAGCAGGGCCTTCAATTCGTCAAGAGCATAGGTGACACCCTGTATTTCACCGACTCTTGCGCGGTAGTCTTCCATACTAGAAATACTACCGCTGGTTATAGAAACACTAAGGTCTTCTATGTGATTGTGCAAGACTTTATTATATTTTGTTATAAGCTCGTATATATCCATTACTCATCCATTCCGCCTATCGGCCCACCGGGAGCGAAGTCGGAACATGAGTTAGATGCTGAACACATAAACTTTAGCATCTGACAATAGCCCACTTCGCCAGATTCATCCTGCATACATTCCTGCATCTCAGGACTAATATTAAACGCTGCGCAAACGCCGCAGCTTTCTTCAGGGTTTACAGCAGGGCCGTACTGATGGTCCTTAATTGCAAACCGTTTATTCTCTTCGTTAGTCTCGGCATCCTGTGTTGCGATAGGACATGCGTCCTCCATCTTATCAACAGGAGTACCGTCTTGAATTTCTTTTGCCGGGTCAATACCGTCAGGTATAAGTTTAATTTCTATTCTCATCTGGTTCTCATCCTTACTTGGGGCCGATCACTGCCATAGCCGGAGTTTAAGTTAACTTGAGAGTTGTTTAAAGCCCCAAACATCTCTGCTTCTTGTTTTGTTAAGTTGTCATAAGGAGAAGCTTTCATTCTTACGTCATCACGGACCCCTGCCGCGATAGCGTCATAGTCTGCCGTCAGGGCAGCAGGGGTAATCTGAGCTGCCAACAAGTCTCGGCCCCTTTGACCTGCGTATTGATCC